GTAGTTGAATTTTGAAGCATATAAGCATCAACTTCACCAATCAGATTAGTAATCTTTTTCTTATTAGCATTAATATTATCTTTTCCACGACTTTCCAACTGCTCAATAAAGTTCTTTTGCATCAGAACCTTATCTTTGAGGGATTCTTTTCTAAGATCCAGAGATTTAATCTGTTCCTTTTGCTGACGAATCTTTTCTTTAATCAAATTATTCATTGAGGAGAAGATACGAATATCCAGCAAGTCCTCAATGACCTCACGACGATTTGCCGTAGTAAGTTGCATAAAGGGAACAAAGGTGCTTGAACCCAGAATCACAATCTGTGTAAAACTGCGGTAATTAACTTTTAGAATATTTTCTTCTAGGATTTTTTGATTTGCTCGGTCGTCTGCTTCTTTATGCAATTGTGTCCCATTCACCTCAATATCAAAAATATTTGGTCTAATTCCACGACGAACCAAATAATTTTTATTGTTTATAGAAAACTCAACTTCAACAACACAATCCTTTTCGTTGGTGCTATTAGAAAGTTGATTTTTGTTAATTTTACGAAATGCTTTGTTAAAGAGAGCAAATGTGAGGGCATCTAGAAGAGTTGATTTTCCTGCACCATTTGTACCTACAATTAAATTGGTATGATGTTTTTGAAAATCCATCTCTATGAACTGGTTCCCAGTTGAGAGAAAGTTCTTCCATTTAATTTTTTTAAAGGTAATCACAGACTCAATAATTTGGTAGTTTTAGTATAGCATATTTGATGGATTTAGTCAAGAATTATTTTTTTCTTTTCTCCTGACCCACGCATCTCTAAGTGCTTCTTTATGTACATCACTCTTTGGTTTTCCCTTATTACCACTACTAATTTTTGCCTTTGCTTCCTCACTCATTTTACTTCCCCTAACATATTTCATTCTCTTCTCAATAGTTTCTTTACTTTGTTTATGCCCCACCTTTGATAACTTCATTTTTTCAATTACTTCTGGATTAGACATAGGATTATTTTCTTTCATTCTATTACTTTGTCCCTTTTTCCACTCCACACTTTTTTTATGACCTGAGGAACCTTCTCCACCATCACTCATATTTCTTAAAATACCAGTCCCCAAATCTTTTCTACCAAAAACATATATCATATACATTTCGTGGTTAAATGCCTGCTCTTCGGTCAAGTTTTGTTTGAGAATTAATATCCTATCTTGTGTTGGTATTTTAATTATAACTTTTCCATTTCTCCCTTTATGTAAAGCACATTTTCTTTTACCTTTACCTTTTCCAATATAGTAAGGTGTGCCATCTTCACGCAAATATGCGTAAGTGTAATAGTTATTCATACTACTTTATTCGTGGTTATATCTATTTATACACGATACGCAGTAAAAAGGGGGGCAAAATGCCTCCCTTTTTTGCTTAAACAACCACGAATAAGCATTAGTATTTATTACCATTCTTTTCTTAAAGGTTATCATTTTTGGGTGGAATTACGATGTCGTCAGGGGTAATCACGGCATACTTATAATTGTACATCCTACAAGTCTTTATGGCAAGCTCATCATCTACTTCTACAACTTCCATTTCTTTCTCTTCTTGGTCTTCTACCATCAAAGCATAACGAGTGGCATCATCCTCTTCCTCAAAGAGAAATAAAACCTTTTCACCATATTTGTCTTGGACGGCAAATGCACCATCCCCTTTTTGGTCTTTAAGTGTGAGAAGAAACATTACTCAACTTCGCAAGCTTGTTTATAAAGGTCTTGTAATATGCCTTTGATGATATTTTTATCAAACTGAACTTCAGACTCATCAATATAACGATTTAGAATTGAAATAGTATTCTCTTCCTCATCAATTGCAAAGTCTTCACTTTCTTGTATCTCAAAGTTCTCAATAATTTTAAGATCTTGAATTCCTGCAGTATATAATTTATCTACAAACTTTTCAAAATCTTTTGCCTTTGTTTTTTTACGAACAATAATCTTTACAATCTTATTCTCATACTCCCGAGCATCAAATGTCTGATAAGGAGTATCCTCATAATAAAGATTATAGAATAATTTATAAGGATTATTGATTGGCGTATGTTCTAGTGTTTCAGTATCAAAGATATGAAATCCACGAGTATCATTCACATCCGTCCAGTACATCTCATAAGGATTGCCAAGATAGAAGATGCGTCCATTATCAGAACGAGTATGGTAATGACCAGAAAATACCTTTGTGAACTTTGAAAAAATATTCGAATCCAGTCCATGGTCCTCCATAATTAGATTTTTATTTACACGGAAACCTTGAAGTTCTAGGTGTCCCATTGCAACCTTTGCCTTGGACTTCTTAATTACATTCATAGTTTCATCATGATTCTCACTGCAAATCCAAGGAATAAAGGACATATCAATTCCCCCAACTTTTGTATTTGTTGGAGAACTATAAGTTTTGATATTTGGATAAGTCTTGAGAAGCAGATCTGGGGAGTTAACATGATTGGTATTCTTATAATAGCAATCGTGGTTCCCAACAATCATATGGACATCATACTCACGCAGAGGTTCAAATACAACTCTCTTTGCCCATTCCAGACTTTGATAATCAATTGACTTACGACTATCAAATGCATCACCCATATGAATGACTGTCTTTATCCCGTGCTCTTCTAGGGCAGGAAAGAAAACATTCTTATAGAAAAGTTCAAAGTGATCATGAAGATGCTTTGAACCTTTTTTTGCCCCCCAATGTGTGTCAGAAATCACACCAATTTTCACTTTTGTTGCCTCCTACTATTTTCTTGTGCGGTTTTCATAAGATGCTCTTTATGTGTAATAACTTGTAAATTATTCGGATGGTGCAATCCACCTTCAAATAAGGGAACGATATGGTCTACATCATACTGCACACCAGTAGTAAAAGTCAAGTGCTGTGCCTGTTGATATACTTCCTGTATTTGTCTAAGTTGCTGTTCTGTAATATCTAATGGAATACCAAGTTGTTTTCTTGCAAGGTATCTCCTTGTCTTTTCACAACTTACTGCTTTACCTCTTTCAGTTTTTGCATATTTTCTTTTTATTCCATTAACTTTTTCTTTATTATTCTCACAATATTTTTGCTTTTTCTCCTTTGTCCTATAAGGTTTCATCAACTCTTCATTATTTAATTTTTCCAATCCCGTTTTAACAGCACAAGAAACACAGTTATAAGAACTTACATATTTCTCAAAACTACCACAGTGCTTACATGATGTATTTCCAGTATAGGTTTTTTTACCTTCTGCTATTGCTAATTCCCGTGAGGCACTTTTTTGAGTGTATCCATTAGAAGCAGCCTTTGCTTTATTTTTAAGCATATTTTCCCCCATTATCCGTTTCCTTTCTTCGGGGGTATATTTTGGTTTAGTCATAAGTATTTCTAACTCCAAAGTGTATAGTTATTTATAATACTTTGGAGTTAGAAAAGGTCATCGATTTCCGTTTCTGTATTGAATAGCATCTTTCATACTGTTGTATTCACTATTGTTCCCAGAAAGCAAGTTGTCATCAATCATCATAACCTCATCAAATCCTGTGCGTTCAATGATTTTATTTTTAATCTCTAATTGTTTCTTTTCTTTTTGAATTCTACGCAGAAATGCATAGTGAATAATCTGAGTAAAATAGGCAAATGGATTCTGAGACCTTTCAGGATTGAAGTTATGAATATACTGAACACAGTTCTCAATCCCGTCAGAAATCATATCCTCACGGAACATATAATTCACAAAGTTTGGTTTATATGATAGGTGAGTAGCAATCTTTAAGAAACAATCACCTAGGTAGTTGGGAATTCTGGGTTTCCCTTCCCAAGGTCCAGACTTTGGTGGTTCTGTATCATATTTCTCAATGAACAGTTCCCGTGCTTTCGCAACTTTACTACGATACACGATCATTGCCTCTAACAATTCTTTATTGTTTACATAGTGCTCCGATTTCTTTTTTGCCATGATGGTCTCATTTATCCATTAATAAGTTAAGTTAATTATACCACACATTAAGGGGCTTGACAACTATCAAAAAGTCATATAGACTAGGTTTGTCCCCGTTGAAGATAAGTACTAGCTTTCTTTAATACCTTTGTATAACTCTTCAAGTTTTTTACGAGCATCCTCTACCGAAGAAATATATCCCATTTCATTTGATACTTTTACTTCACCACTAGATCTATAAACATCAATACTATCATCATCATTCAAATACTTTGTGTAGATATCAATCAGTTTTCTATCGGTAGTCTCAGTCATTGTAATTATTTTATCTAATTTTACCATAAAGAAATCATCACTTGGTAATTCCATCCAGGGTCTTACCTTTACATAACATTTATCTTTTTTATCAATCAATTCCATAATTAC